GGGTAGAGCTATTCCGAACTTCTATCAGATTACATCTGGTCCTAACAAGGGTAGCTTCAGAGAGATTGGTGATCCAGTCAACAAACTGATTACACACTACTAATCTATTCAGCATGGATATATATGAACATGAGGTGATTCCTTTATCGGAATTGCCTTACTGTTCTGTATCTGCTGTATTCAAAGAGACGGACGGCTACTCAGTATTTATTTTCAAACAGCCAAGTGCGTGTTGGTGCCCCTATACACGTGTTATATCTACAGAACGTACACTGAAGCTTCGTATGAAGATTTCAGAGCACGCGATGCGTAGCTATATGGTGTATAACAGGCGCTTTATTCGCTGTATCTATGCACACAAGCCACTCATCAAGGATGGAGAGGAAGAAGAAGCTCTATTCAATCAGCAGATAACACTGCAAGTGATGGAAGAGTATAATCAACCCTACATCGATGAGTTTGGTCTGTATGTATACATGCGACTGGAGATGTCAGAGTATGACTACGACGTTGACCTTCGATACGATTCAGATCCAGAACTAGAAAAATTGTACAATTATGATTTACGCACTAGTGAACCCACTATTACCGGAGATGGGATTCAAACGAATAACGTTCAGCCAAGCATGGCCACTACTGTGTAACAGACGTGAACTAGAGTTTGACGTTGAGACGCCGGTAGAACAAGAGATTAGTGCATTTCGTGCAACCGTATACTCATTCGGTATACCATGTGGTGGTGACCAGTTCGTGTTTGACGTCAAGTTCCTGAAGGATTATGAGCTAGCTATGCTAAACTCACTACTCGTCAGTACTAAAGTCACTAAGCTGATTCACAACGCTGCATTTGAATACTATGTACTATGGAACGCAGGAGTGATACTAGAGAATGTATATGATACTATGCTCGGAGAGATGATACTCGATAGTGGAAACAACACTATCGGTTATGGTCTAGACGATACAGTATATCGCAGATTCTATGTACTCATCTCCAAGTTATTACAGAAATCATTCGCTGATGGTATTACATCGGTGGATCAAATTGAGTACGCTGCTACGGACGTACAATGGCTAGGTTTTATCCGTAGAGAACAAATGCTTGGGTACCATCTCTGGGATCTTGAGTGGGTAGCTGCTCTAGAAATGGAAGCAGTATTAGCCTATGGCGAGATTACAGCAGAGGGATTTCGTCTTGATCAAGAGAAGTGGATAGAGAACTTCAAACAGGCAGAACCTGTTGTAGAGGAAGCGAAACGTCGACTAGATCTGTGGTTCAATGAAGAACCTTTTCGTACGTGGGCAATTAAGAATAACTACTTACTACTCGAAGAAACCTGTACCATCAATTGGAACGCACATCAGCGTATACGCATGCTATTTGGACATTTCTTTCCATTCCTTACTGGTGCTACTAAAGCAATATTGCAGAAGTATATCAAGGTAACGAAAGAGGAATACCCCGATGGAACGTACACCACATACCTACTCGAGAATTATCTCGTAGAAAAGTATGATGTACTCATTGACTATTTCCTCAAGAAGGACAGAAACTTCATGTTCGCTCAAGGCTTTATGCTGCCGGCAGGACATGTGAGTATCAACTGGAATTCTAACGACCAGGTATTGCCACTCGCACAGATACTACAGCCACGGATGAAGGGCTTAGATGCGGACAGTGTCGCTAAGACATCGCATCCCTTCTTCATCGACCTTACTGATTACAAGGATGCATTAAAGCTTACTTCTACCTATGGTGAGTCTTTCTTCAAGCATGTGGAACATGATGGCAAGGTACATGGCAAATTCACACAGATCGTATCTACAGGACGTGTGAGTAGTAAGGAGCCGAACATGCAAAACATACCTGCGAAGGAATCAGTAGGGTTACGTTATCGTAACGCATTCATACCACACCATCCTGATTGGGATATTGTGGACAGTGACTTCGCATCACAAGAGCTGGTGGCCATTGCAGATCTCTCAAAGGATCCCGTATGGCTCAAAGCCCTGAGGGAGAATAAAGACTTACACAGTGTATGTGCTGAACTGGTATTCAAAGACAAGTGGAAGAACGCAGCAGACGCTGATTGTGCCTACTATGCAAAGGCCTGGCGTAACATCGTTACCAACAAATGGCTCAGTATGGAAGATTACACAGCGCAGCATCAACCTAGTGGCTATACCTATGAGGTACGTAAGGATAAGTGTAAGTGCAAACGACACAAAACTCTTCGTAATGGTGTAAAGACCATCAACTTCGGATTAGCCTATGGTATGTCTAAGTTCAAACTGGCTGGTACCATGCGTACACCAGTTCCTGAGGCAGATGCGCTCATCAACCAATACTTCAAGGAGTTCCCTGCTATCAAAGCAGTGTTGGACTACTTCGAATGGTTTGGTATCACACATGGCTATATCATGACACCAGCTCCCTTCTTTCGAAAGCGTTGGTTCCCTGATTGGTTCAAGTACAAGCTTGGTTATTATGCTGATTCTCATCTGATGGGTATACAGCATGATAAGAAGTTGGGTGAGATAGGTAGAGCTAGTAAGAATGCCCCTATACAGGGTGGTTCTGCTGACTCAGCTAAACTCTCGCTCGTGATGATCCGTATGTATATCACTGATCACAACTTACGTGATAGAGTGAAAATCCTTATGCAAGTTCATGATCAGAATACAACAGCCGCTCGTAGAGATTACGCGCATCAATGGGCTGATGAATTGACAATGATTATGAAGGATGCAGCAACTTGGTTAGTACCATCTGGTCTACTGGGGTGCGAAACAACAATCAGTCCTGTATGGACTAAATAACCCTAACCCATCACCAACAACAGACGAACCAATGGCAGACGAGAAAGAAGTAATAGAACAGACCAATTTCAGTATTGTACATACCATGGTAGTAGCTAGAGTAGCTGAGCTATATATGCGACAGTTACGTGCCAGACCTGAGGTAGAGTACAGTGAGAAAGCAGTATTAACATCGATAATAACACGGATAGGGAATTGGCTAGGCAATAAAGTAACTTTTATGTCTACCCGGTACCCTGATATGAAAGTGGATCTAGAAGCTAAGCTGAACATAGACAAGGACATTGTCCAAGACTCAGCAGAACTGATAGATTTCATGTTACATCACCCCAATTATTCACCATACTTTGACTTCATCGTACAAAGTAAATTGCACCGCATACGAGTCCTTGAAGATTACGAAAAACTTCGTGAACAGGGACTGTCAGTAGAGGATGCCGAAAAACAATTATTCGTATGACTAAGAACGAATCGCCAATTAGGAAATCAGCTTTGCTGTATCCTGACCAGTTAGCTATCCATGATGCAGTAGTTGCCTACTATCAGGAGATGACGGTCAAACCTTACACTTCTGAAGAGGAATTTGATTTGCAGATGGAAAAACCAGAACCTCAGCCTTGGTTCAAGAAGTTACTGATTGGTTATGCCGGAACAGGTAAGACCACAACAGTAGCAGCTATTATCGAGACGCTGAAGTTAGACTTCAATGCAAGTGTAGTGCTATCAGCACCAACGCACAAAGCAGTGCGTGTGGCAAAGCGTAAATCAGGTATTCAAGGTGTGACGTTCTCTACGTTGCAGAAAGTACTTGGCGTAAAAGCTAAGCCCAATTACAATACCGGTGAAATGGAGTTCGAGCCGGACTATGAGCAAGGTACAGCTCTATCAAGGAATACACTGTTGATTATAGATGAAGTATCTATGGTCAATCAGAATTTGTATGAGTACCTGGTGAAAAGTGACGTGCAATTCCCCATCCTATTTGTTGGTGACTCTGTACAGATTCCACCAGTATCGGATGGTAAGAAGAAATCCCTTTCTGATGCTGCAGTATTCTTAGAAGCTATTCGTAAACGCGATCACATCGATGTATTGGAGCTGAAGGAAGTACGCAGACAAGCAGCAGGTAATCCTATCATCGCACTGGCTACACGCATCCGTGAATTGTACAAGAAGGAAATCTTTCCTAGTATGTACAAGGCTGCAGACAATTTTGCAAACGATAAGGGAATCTCTATCAGTACGGATGGTGATTCTGATCTCAAACTAGTGACCTCATGGTTCACGAGTGAGGAGTTCAAGCATGACTCTGATTACTGCAGAGTGATTGCCTATCGTAATGCTACTGTCAGTGGCTACAACAAAGGTATACGTGAAGCTATCTTCGGTGAAGAGGCGACATTCCCATTTGTTGTGGGAGAGCGTCTCGTGTTCGATGAGCCCTATGGTAGGGATGATCGCTTTGGTCGTCGTAATATCATCTTCCAGAACTCTGATGAAGTGAAGGTCAGTGCAGTGATGCCTAACTCTATTCAACTTCGTAAACCCATTGTAGGGCCCAAGAGTGTGACGTATCAAACGATCACAATACCTGGACTAAAGCTTACACTGGAGTATGAGAATGATGAGGGCGAAATCGAAATAGACTTTGCAATAGTTCCCTACTCTAGAGAAGCGGCAGAGGCTGTTATCACTGAGATGGAGCAAACTGCAAAGGCATGTTACGATAAGAATTTGCGTCGTGATATATGGAAAGCTGTATTCAGGGCTAAAGAGACCATTGGCTGGGTAAACTATGCCTATGCTATCACTGCCCATAAGAGTCAGGGATCCACTTATCAGAAAGCGTTCGTAGCCCATTGGGATATCGTGAACAATTTTCGTGTAGAGGAAAGGAACCGTATTATGTACGTAGCTGTAACTCGTGCTGCAGAGCACTTGCACATCAGCTGTTAAATCAATAACATGGCAGAGAAATTACCGCCGTTATATGAGCGCATCAGAGATGGCTTAGTAGAATTGAGCCCTGATGAACTCATGAAGCAAATTGCTGATATGGTTGAGAAAGCCTTTCACGCCGGCATGCATACTCAAGATGATGATGCAGACTGGTGGGATACCTTTGATGGTAACATCCTCAAAGAGGAACTTCGTACTTCACTCTATGTGAAGGAAAGGGGGTTACGTCGATGAGTAAATCAGCTATAGAAATTAAGACTGAGCGACAGTCGGAAGCTGTAGAGGCATGGTTAGACTCGGGTGCGGTATCTGGTTGTTGCGCAGGAACTATTGCAGGTGTAACTGGTTATGGAAAGACCAAAGTGGCGATTGACGTCATGATGTACTTCCATAAGCAGGGTAAGCTTGAAGAATGGCTCCTACAATACAATCAGAAACCCATCATCCTAGTAGTACCTACAGAGGAATTACGTGATACAACTTGGCCCGATGAGATTGCAAAGTTTCATGGAGTGGAAGGTACACGTCTATTCAAGAAGTATGTACAGGCTGTGTGTTATGCATCGCTCAATACTGTTGCTGGTAATGGCTTGTTGCTCATCATGGATGAAGTACACAATGCCACAGCAAATAATACGAAAGAATTTAGTCGCACATTCTTTTCGAATCACATCATTGGCTTAAGTGCGACGCCACCAGATCCTAGAAGAGATCAATCCAAGGCTGATATCATTGAGAAGTATGCGCCTGTAGTATATACATATACTTATGCGGACGCACTAGCAGATGGTATCATCAGTGGATTCAAGGTAACCGTCATTGGTGTACCAATGGATATCTACGACAAGTACATCAAAGGTGGTAGCGAGAAGAAGGGGTATTTCATGACTACTGAGTCAGCTGCGTATAACTACGCAAACAATCAGTTCAAGAAAGCGTATGCTATGCCACCAGGTGCAGCAAAGAGCAACTTCATTCAGTTCGTTACCAACAAGCGCATGCATCTTATCTATTCTCTCAAGAGTAAGGTGAAAGCAGCGGGTATGCTACTGTCCAAATTCCATGTACCCAACAAGGAAATGCGTACACTGGTGTTTGATCAATCAATTGAACGATTGGAGTCTCTGATTCCACCTGAATTCACCTTCCATTCCAAGAAGAAGTATAAGAAGGGTGAGATCAGTGCAGTCCATAAGTTCATGAGCATGGAGAACCGTATACTAGGTGCAGTGAATGCGCTGAATGAGGGTGTGAACTTACCGCATATCGATATAGAGATTGTGATGGGCTGTAACAGCAATGCCAGACATACTGTACAGCGTATCGGAAGATCTATTCGTTATGAAGAGGGACACACTGTACGCATCTTCATGTTAGAGTCTTTGGGTACCCAGGATAGTGCTTGGGTGAACGAGGCTTTGAGTGAAATTCCACCAGAATTAGTAGAGCGTAAAACACTCGCTCAAGTCATGGCAGAATAGGTAATAAAGAGCAAGAATCGGAAAGTAAATTCTGCTTGGAAATGCCATCCAAATTTCGTAAATTACATACCCCATGGAATTACAAGACGCACTGAAATTTATGCTCGAAGATGGTTATATGACCACCGTTCGGGGCAAGTATGTAGTCACCAAGAAGTTCAATGAACAGGTTCGTAACGTAGAGGAAGGGTTGATACATGTATCAGGTATACCTATCGTGTTAGATATTGCCCACCAGGCTAAGGATTTATCCAAAGTTGAGTGGAAGAATATGTACATACGGTTTATACAAGATGCTAAAATCCCTGCTCGATGTGAAGGGTCTAACGGAGCTTCTTATGACTGCAACAAATACTCGGAAGATGGTATGAAAGCTTTCAAGACATATATCAAGGACGAGGGGATTGACTTAAGAGTACTCCTGGCAGTTACGCAATTGTATTATGCAAAATGGGGCACGCATAAACAGATGATTGGTACGTATATCTCGCAAGGGACATGGCGTAACGAATATGTAGCTATGCTAGATGCCGCATCTATCGGCGATACAAACGCCATTCAAGAACACATTAAACAAGAGCTGAAAAATGACAGACCTTACACCAGTGCAAGTTTTGGATAGTGCATTACACCTTGCCCCTAAGCAATGGTTTGATTATCCAAGTGACCACTTCATGCATCGATACCTCAGAGGTAGAGCCGGCTTGAACGTGGGATTAAACAATGGCCTCGATGGGTTGAACACATATCTGTATGGACTTCATCCAGGTAGATACTATCTCATTGGCGCTGACTCAGGTGTAGGTAAGACTACGTTTGCAGACTTTGGCTTTGTGTTGAATGCACTAGCCGGTGCAGAGAAGGAAGGAAAGAAGCTGTATATCTTCTACTACTCATTCGAGATCTCTAAGCAGGAGAAGACTGCGAAGTGGATATCCTATGTTGTATACCAACGCCACAAAGTGCGACTTCCTAGTGAATATATACTAGGCCGTATCCCTGGCGTTAAAGTATCTAATGAACATGATCTACTGATACAAGAAGCATTCCCTATTGTAGAGAGTATCATGAAGAAAATTGTG